TTTTCTCATTGGCTTTGTCATATTCTACTTTGTATAGTGAATCTGTAAATTCAGGTATCACTGCAACGAGTGTAGAAATTCTTCCCTCTTTGAGGTCAGCTGCCACTCCATTGGTTGCATAAGCATCAGAACCACCTGCGGTGACTTTGATCTTATAGATTCGCAGTTTTGAAGTTAAAGCTGCCTGCCATGAAAGTGTTTTTCTGACGTTGGCTGCTGTCCAATCGGATGTACTTGATGTAACTGCCATATATAATTCTTATTTTAGTATTATATAAAGATACCCCCTAGCTTTCGCTAGAGGGTGTAAATGTGTTAAACGTTGTTAAATTCTCCAACGCACAAGAATGTGTAAAGCTCTGACTCTCTCACTAATTAGATAAGGCTGTGCCTAAATATAAGTATTAAAAAAATAAAAAAGGAGGATGGTTTGACTAGAGTTTAATATCTCTAATTTTACCTTGTGATTTGAAGTGACGACAAACTGTTTCGCCCATTGTTCTGAAAACACCTTTCTCAACAAATGCATTGTTGATGAATGGGTAGCCAGCAGATCTTCTAGTTGCTTCGTAATACTCAGTTGGGATTGCGATTTGGATTCCGATTCTTGGATAACCATATCCTTCTGCATCTGATGTATCAAGTGCGAATAATCTTCCGATTTCACTGGCATCGCCAGAGTCGCTTGGTGCATCTTTGCTTGGAATGAATGGTATTCCGTAAATTGAATCTACGTGAATTCCAACGCCAGTTCCTTTGAATGTTTGAATTCCGTTTACATCGATTTGTACTAAGCTTTCACCGTATGGGTTTGGAATACGGACTGAAGGCATATACAAGCCTTGTATCTCGGAGTAAACTTCATGCGAACCTAGGAATACATTAGGATCTTTACCTGCTGCGATACGAATCTTTCGTAAGAAAGTTCTTAATGTATCGTCGGTAAGAACACCGTTTGTACCTATTGTACCACTTGCAGATTCGACAGTTGAGTCGAATTCTGTGCCAGAATCTCTATCAATGGTTGCGTTTGCTGCCCATGGATCATATGATCCAGTTGTACTTCCACCTAAAGCATCTTCCTCGGCACTAGAAGAAACGATTCTATCTAGTGTTTCAAAGTCAGTTGTTCCAGAGTGTGTACCTGAGCCTGTAACCGTACCTTCAACATCTGCTAAAAGCATTCTATTAAGGAATTCTTTGTGCTGAACTGCCATATACAAACGGAGTGAACCAAGTCCTCCCCAAATGTCATCTTTAGAGTGTGTTGCTAACCATTCCATAACCTCAGTTGCACTAAATGGCAATTGAGCTGTCTTTGGTCTAACATCAATCTCTTTCAATGTTGGCTTTACTGTTTCAGCGATTGCTCCACCCTCTGCTGTACCACCTAACACAGTGTTAGAATTGTTGGTATTTAGAGTTGGTTTTGCAGTTATGACCCTCCATCCAGATTTATCCCAAGGATATTTTGGAAGGATGCCAAATGCGTTGGCTTCTAAGTTGAGCTGTGCCCATGCGTAAGCCCCAAATATAGCATTAAAAGTACCTGCTGTGCTTGTGGTTACTGGTGCATCTGCTTTTCTCAGAAGGTTTCTATTGTACCCATAATATTGTGCTTCGAGCTCGTCGATTGTTCGTATTTGTACCATTTTAGAATTGACCTACCTCATCTTGCGATGGTGTGTAGTATTTACCTTTCAGAATGTTTCGAGCTACGTTTGCTAACCCATCAAAACCTTCACTTCTTGCATCTTTCAATATTGGTGAATAATCATTTGAAAATGATTTGTCAACAGTATCTAAGACAGTAGATGGTCTTGGGGTTTCAGTAGAATAAGTAGTTCCATATGCTTTCTCTTGCATAGAGAGATTTTCTGGATCACTTTCTGGCTTCTTTTCACCGTCGCTTGGATGTCTATCTGAATCTAGCCCTGTTTGACGAGAGTTTGATTGATATTCATCTGGGACTTTAACGTCAGCTCCAACATCTTCACTATCTTCAACAGATGGTTTCAATGGGAGATCAGTTGGTGTTTCGAGTGCTTTCAATCTATTGTCGATACCTTCAATTGTAGAACCTACACTTTTTTGGGTTTCGGCTAGAGATTGAATAACATCAGTAAGTGTGTCCAAATTTGATTTTACAGTTTCTTGGAAAGCTTTGTTGGCTTCTTCGGATTCTGATTTCTCTTCTTTGGAGTCTTCTTTTTCTTCTGAATCTTCAATAACTTGTTTGGATTCTTCTTCTGAACTCATGTTGTTACTGGATCTAGGTTTATTGGGGTTTATATATATTTCGCTATCTTTATTAGTGTCTTTATCTCCTCTTGAGGTGTTACCTGCTTTCATATTACCGTCTTCTGTTTGATAACCTGATTTAATTTTTCTTCCAGAACTGGTATTTTCATCAACATCTTGATTATATGCACCATGACTATTACCATCTGTTTCTGGGTCTTGTTTACCTTCTTTGTCTTTTTCACTTTCTTCATCTTCATTTTCATCTTTAACTTCTGTAGTTTGTATGCCTGTTCCTACACCATTATCTTGATTATATGTGGCATCTTGACCTAATCCTCTTTGACCACCTGTATGACCACCACCTATATGTTCTAAACTTCCTTTATCGACATAACAACCAAATTTACTACATTTTATGACCATTTTACCGTCTTCTCTTTCTTCAACTTGGTCAGTCATAGCCTTTGCTATTGGGTTATAATCTGTAATTAGTGCCAAAGGAACTGCTGGATCTTTACAAACTGCTACCTCATAATGTTCTAAATTCTTTAACTCATATGCAACTGAACCGTCTTTCATAACTTTAGGTGTTCTATTAGATTTGGTTGCTCCACCAAATGATAGTCCTTTATACTCACCTGATTTGATTTTACTCCAAATCTCATTATCTAATTCATAATTTTTATGTATTTTACCTGTAACTTTTATTGCTGGGTATTCTTCACCATTATCACCTTTAAAAATTGTTTGTGCATAACTAATACCTTTTCCAATAATACGGTTAGAATGTGTATCACTGATTGGTGCTCCCCTATCCATCCATATAGGTAAAACCTTAATTAACTCATCAACTATTGTTATTTCACCTTGTTTATCTTTTACTTCAACTGTAAGATAACCCTCAAAAAATCTATCTTCGCCTTGAATAGCGTGTAAAGCTTTAGTAACTAATGTACTCCAATATAACTCTTCTCCCATACATAAAAATTAACCTTATTACATATAAACTTTATTAGAAGAAAAAAATAGAAATGGTTGGGTTATTTGCCCAAAACATAGCCATTTACTCTTTCTTTGCTTTTGTAACTGCGAAATCAGCTGCGAAACCAGTGGTTAAACCTATTAAGGCTAAACCAATATCCCCAATGCCCTCAGTTGCAATAGTTTGACCTATTGCTAATGCTGCGAAGGTGGATATGATTAAAGCACCTGCGAATTTTCTTGCAGAGAAAGGTTCGTCTATTCTATGTAAGTAGCCTCGTAGTGTGTTTAAACCTGCACCGATTACTGCTGCGCCCACAGTTATTAGTACTGGATCTACCATAATCAAATCCCATTTTACCAATATATATAATTTACTATCTATTTATTGTCTAAAACCTTACCCACTAGGTCTTCCAAGTCAGAATCGGCTTCCTCATGAAGTCTATTAGATTGTCTATCTAGTGCTGTTGCTAAAATAATGAGGGCTTTTTGGAGCTGTGTTACTCTCAAACATAAGTCCTTCTGTGTAGAAGATATTTTTCTAAAATATGCTATTAATGTTCCACCACTACCAAGAGCTATTGCTATGACTATTTCTGAAAATAATCCATCAATTATTTCGAACATAAATACCTTTCTCTTTCAGTTATTTAAAGATGTTTAAGGAACAGGTACTAATGTTTTATCTTCAATCATTTGTAATATAAGAAGTGGTTCTTCAGATACAAGTCTTACAAATGTATTATCTCCCCCACTCATTCCTTCAAAACGCCCACACTTGAAACATAAGAATATTGTATGTGTTTCGTCAGTATATGCATACATTTTTGATTTACATTTACATTCCATCTCGTTATCTAACATATTTTACCCCAATGGTTTATAAATAAGTTTCGTTTTTAAGTATTATGGCGAGTTCAATTTATATTTATGAAACCATAGAAGATTATAATAAAATATACAAAGGTGTTAGGGACGATCCAACAAGAGAATCATTCTTAATAGATTTATTTGTAAAAGAAGGAAAATTACTTATTGTAACAGAAACAAGCAAACTAAAAGAAAGACCTGAATTAACAAAGTCATTGGTACATTTCAGAAATGGCACATTGGGAAAATATGAAGATGGAACTGAAAGACTTGTTGGTTATACAAGTCTAAAATTCAATAATAAGAAAACAAAACTAGAAATTTTTCCAAGATTTTTAAGAAAAGCTGTATTAGAATTACGTGTTGATAGATTTTATGGAAATGTTAAAAAAAGAAAAATTAAAATAGACTATACTAGAAGATATTATGATTTAATATTTGATCGTATAAATCTGATTTTGGTGGAAAAAAATGCTTGATGTACACTTAGGTGATGTGGAAGATAAACTTGATGAGATAGTGTTGAAGCTAGGAACAATAGAAAAATTATTAGAATTACTCTTAACTCCACCTGATTTAAAAGAATATGAAAAATGGAAATTAGCAAAACGTAAAGGTATCTAACGCTTATTACCTAAAT